GGCACAGTTGTGGGCCTACCGCGAGGCAACCAGGGCCGGTTACCTGGCCAACAGCGATATCGTCTCTACCTGGACCTGGCATGCTGCCCTGGATGGTCGGACGTGTTTCCCGGCGGGTACAAGTATCACGACTAAGCGGGGCAGCATCGCTATCGAGAGGGTGCGCCTGGGGGATCTTGTTCTCACCCATAAGGGGCGGTGGCGCAAGGTGACCGAGACGATGGCGCGGCCATATATGGGACGTATGGTTACTGTCGTGGCTGGGGGGCACAAGGTCATCTGTACGGAGGAACATCCGCTATTGGTCAAGAGGCAAGGCAAGCTGTATTGGATAGAGGCTGCCAACCTCTTGCTGTCCGATCATCTTGTCTGTCAGACCAAGTGCGCCTCGCACGAAGTCTATCATCGAGGAGGTCAGCTCGCCATAGAAGGGGGTATCGGGGAGTCGGATAACCTTGTATCCTCTAGACTGCAACCAGAGGCTTTTACGAGCATCTCTCTCCCGAACCTCTTTGAGCTGATGCCAATAGACGCCATCAATCTCGATGATTGTACCGAGATCGGGCAAAAAGAAGTCCACTGGCCCCCAAAGCCCGACAAAGGCATGTTCCTGCAAAAAGCGAATGCCAATGTTTTCAAGGGTCCTTCTGGCGTTGCTTTCGGGGATAGTTTCTCCAGTATGGCGGCGATAGCATCGAACAGAGCAAAACTGCTTATCGTAAGCAGGAACGGTGCGAAAGACCTTACCACAAGTGAGGCAAGTTTTCATCACTGGGGGGCGGTAACAGGCTTCGGAGCAATAATGCCTGTTCTGTCCTTGGGAATCTTGAAAAATCTTACCGCACTGCTCACAAATGAAATTCTGCACAGAGGTCAATTTGCACTTCATCGAGCAAAACGTGTATCTGAGAGCCATACTGGGACTTACAGAGAACTCCTTGCCACAGCCTGGGCATTTTTTCGTGATTTTGGTGGCGGCCATGCGGCAGATTCGGGAACAGAACCGGTTGTCTTTTCGCCCAGTCGTTGTCCTGAACGCCTTTCCACAATGGTGGCAGACAAACTCTTTCAGAGGTTGAGGGGTTCTGCCCGCTTTGCCATGTGGGTGATTGTGCTGGTAAACCGCATAGCAGGCATGGGAGCAGAACTTGCCACGGCCCTTTTTGACCCAGGCATTGGGTATTGTAAATGGCTTGCCGCATTGGATACAGATAACGTTCATGGCGCTATTATAGCACAGAACGCGCCCCATGTCCAGACGGTATACAACCTGGAAGTAGATGAAGATCATAGCTACGTGGCAGAGGGGTTTGTGGCCCACAACTGTCTCTCTTGTTGGGCGAAGCACGGCACGGTTCATCCGCTATCTGAGCCGCTCAACGACCATTGGTGCGGGCGCTGCGCAGCGATCCCCAACACCAGGTCGTGGGCGGAGTTGGGCTTTGAGGGGATCCCGGAGACCGGGGTGGAGATCGAGCCGGGCGAGGATGTGTTCGGCAGGTTGGACGAGCAGGCGCAGCGGCAGTTGATGGGTGAGTCCATGTGGAAAGCGTGGAAGGACGACGCCTTCCAGTTCTCCGACTTGAGCACGCCCTATCAGGACGATGTCTATGGCGAGATGTGGACTGAGGCGTCCCTGAAGGGGATCCTGGGGGAGAAGGCCAAGGATTACTACAAGCAGTAGTTGACTACGCCGCCTCTTTCTGCTTGTGACTGCTCTCCCCGCTAAAGCGGGGAGCTTCTAGGGATCGAGCCCACGCTCGCCAGCCCGCGAGCGAGTATGTTCAAAGCAGCGTTGTGGTCTCTATCAAGAACCAGGCCGCATTGAGGACAATTATGGATACGAACGGACAAATCCTTGGGGACAATCGAACCGCAACCGGAGCACATCTGGGATGTGTTGCACGGGTCAACCAATACTACCCGGCGACCAGCATCTGCCGCTTTGTACGCCATGTATTGCATCAGTTGATTCCAGGCCGCATCCGCGATGCTCTTGTTGAGGCCATGACGGTTCCCGCTCTGCATTCCAATGATGTTCAGGTTCTCGAAGGCGATGAATTGATAGCCGTTCACCAGCCGCCTGCTCAGCTTGTGGGCAAAGTCGGCGCGCCGGTTGGCGATGCGTACATGGATGTGTTGCGCCGCTCTCTTCTTACCTTTGCGTTGAGCCTTGGCCAACGCTTGTTCGTCTCGGCGGAAGAAGCGTGGGTTCTTCACTTTCTCGCCGGTAGAGAACGTAGCGAACGATTCCAGGCCCACATCCACGCCGACGATGTTGGTATTCGGTGGCAAGGAGATAGCCTCGTACTGGCAAGAGAAGCAGGCCCACCAATTGCCGAGACAGTCGTGCCAGATAGTCAGTGTCTTGACCTGGCCCTCGAGGGGGCGATGCGGCTTGATCTTGACCTGACCGATCTTGGAGAGATAGAGCCTGTCATTGAGGCTGAATCCAGACTGCGGATAGGTGAACGAATCATAGCGATCCGGGCTGCGGAACCTTGGATAGCCTGGCTTCTCGCCGGCCTTAACACGGCGAAAGAAGGCATTGAAGGCCAGGTCAATGCGCAACTGAGCATTCTGAAGGCATTGAGAGTGTGCATAGAGAAGTTCAGGATGTTCTTGTTTCCACTGTGTCAGCAGTTTATTGGTATCGTACAACGACAGCGATTCCTGGCGTTCTTGCCAGGCGTCGCGGCGCGCCTCAAGTGTCTTGTTGTATACCCAACGGCAGGCGTCGAGCGATTCCTGCATGGCGTGTCGCTGAGCTTTGGTTGGAAACAGGCGATACTTGAATGTCTTCATAGCTTCATTATAGCGCAGTTTACGCGGTTGTCAAATATGTAAATGGAGGATACAAGATGCCGAAGGCAAAGTCGAAGAACAATTTCTGGATCAGTAAGGCGATATCCCGGCCCGGCGCCCTCAAGAAGGCGTTGGGGGTCAAGGAAGGGAAAAAGATCCCGGCCAAGAAGCTGAAGATCAAGAAGGGCGACACGCTCCTTATGAAGCGGCGCAAGAACCTGGCCAAGACGTTGAAGAAGATCGGTGGGTGACGTAGAGAGAGTACTCTCTCTACTCAACCCGCCTATTGTGCCAGGCCGGAGGATGTGGTACAATAGGGGTGAACCGATTGGGGCTGTGAGCCTTTTTTTCTGGCCCGCGATCCGACTCTTAGACGCTTTGACCAGGCGATGAGTACGGGTATAAGGAGAGAGAGATGATGGGAGAGTACAAGGCTTGGGTGGAGCGTGATCTTCCGGCGAATGGCTGGAAGATCTGGATCTACCGCCGCATGCCGCCTAATGCGCTGGGGGAGGACCAGATCGAGGTGATCTACCCCACTAAGTCGTACCGGATGGAGTGCAAGGCGGTGGTCGCGCAAACGACGGATGTGCCCTGCGAGGCATCGCTGCTAATCCCCTATGGCGCGGGGGAGCCGCTTCTGGAGGCCCTGGCCTCAGCGGTCAAGCCGTTGACGCCGCGGGAGGATCCCTACGTGAAGTGCTTGCTGGAGAGGATCGCCGACCTGAAGGCGCATGTCAAGGATCTGGAGTTGGCTTGCGGGATGGATCCGCGAGCGATGAAGCAACTGGCGAAAGATATCCTCCGCGCCAAGCCGGATATCGTGCTTGGGCCGGATGAAGAGCCGCCGCCGGGGAGCATCGCTGTGCATCTCCACAAAGAGAAGCTCAATGCCTAGCCTGATCGTCACCGCCGCAGAACTGACCCAGCCCAAGACGGTGACGCTGGCGCAATTGCGCCGGGTGCTGCTGCCCTACTGCATGGGCTGGAGATGGGCGGAAGATGCGATCAACGATCTGTGGTTGAAGGGTTGCCCGATGCCCTACTGCGGGCCGGGGGTAGAAGAGGTACGGATCCTTCTGCCGGGCCAGTTCCGCATGTGGTGGGCCGAGGTGCAGCAACGAATCGGGTACGAGGTGGCCGCTGAGGTGATGTATGTCGAGGCGATCCACTAAGACCGTCGCCGGGTTAACGGGCGCGCATTGGATTGTAGTATGCCCGCCGCCGGGGCTAACGGGCGCGAATAAGGAGCATGATGTTGCGGAATAAGGTATGGAACATGCTGGCCCCCGATGGGGGCGGCGCCGCTGGCGGTACGCCGCCGGCAACACCGCCGGTAACGCCGCCGGCTGGGACTGGATCGGGCACACCCCCGCCGCCGGGGACAGGGACTCCCCCTGTAACGGGCGCGACGCCTCCTGTCCAGACCCCGCCAGAGACCCCGCCAGCACCTCCTGCAGGCAAGACGATGACCCAGGAGGAGTTCAACACAGCGTTGGCGGCCCGGCTGAAGAAGTACGCCGACTATGACGAACTGAAAAAGGCGGCGGACAAGTACAAGGTCATTGAGGACGCCAACAAAACGGAAGTGGAAAAGCTGCGGGAGGCAGCGGCCACGGCACAGACGAAGGCGACGCAGTTAGAGGCTCAGGCGCGCGAGAGCACGCTCAAGGGGGCGGTGATCGCGGAAGCCGCGAAACAGGGGTTCGCTGACCCAATGGATGCCTACAAACTGCTGGATGTGACCAAGATGGAGTTAGCGGAGGACGGGACGGTGAAGGGACTGACCGAGGCCCTTACGGCCCTGGCGGCCGCCAAACCCTACTTGCGAGCGAAAAATGCGCCCGTCGTGCCACCGGCCAATCCCCCCCGCGATAGCGGCTCTCAGAAGCGAACGGATGAGGACCGCCGCCAGGAGTATTTTGGCGGAAGGCGCACCGATTTCTGGACGCCGGAGGGCCAGAAGTAAGAGGGAAATATGGCTACAGGTATCACCAAGGTCACTGATCTCAGCGGCCTTTATAACACGATCTACGAGGACGCGATCTTCGTGGCTCGTGAGTCGAATGTCATGACCGGCCTGGTCAGCACGTTTACCGGCAAGGGCATGATGACCCGCACCTTCACCACGCGCCCGCAGATCACCGCCATCCCCAAGGTTGAGGGAGAGGACTTTGTCACCCCGACCGTGTTCGGCAAAGCCACGGTGGGCACGCTGACCCCAGCGACGGTGTTCGCGCAGTCGCTGCTGACCGACGAGGACTTGGACACCGACCCGGAGAACGCGCGCTCACAGTGCTCCACGGAGTTGGGCACCGCCGTCTCCACCAAGATTGACCGGGATTGCTGCGCCGACTTCGCCCTTTTCGCTACGGACAAAGGCCCCGGCGCGTCGGGCACGGCGACCATCGCCAAGTTCGCCACGGGCATCGCTGTCCTGCGGAACGCCCTCTGCCCCAACCCGATCCAGATCGTCCTGCATCCTTACTGCTGGTTCGATATCTGGACCGAGCTTGGCCAGCCGGCAGCGACCAAGGCCCTTCTGGGCGACCTGGCCAGCCAGGCACTCAAGGACTTCTATGTGGGCGACTGGCTGCTGGCTGCCTGGTACGTTTCGGCCAACATCGTGCCCGTCTCGACCAACGCCGTGTCCGGCATCTTCAACCCGCAGTCGCTGGCTTTCGACAGCCGCCAACCACCAGAGTTGGAGCCGGAGCGCGATGCTTCGCGCAAGGCGACTGAGCTGAACATGAGCGCGATCTACGCGCATGGCCTGGGCCGCCGGCCCACCTGGGGCGTGAAGTACACTAGCGACGTCACCGAGCCGAGCTAAACCGGCCCAGCCGTGCGACTTAATCAGGCCGCGGGGGGAACCCCGCGGCCCAGTTGGAGGTAACTACCATGCATCAAGGACTTCTGCGCTTCTCGCAGGTGGTGTCCCTGGATTACGACCCCGCTGCGGACGATGTGATCCCGATCTGGCGCGCGCCCAAGGCGTGCGTGCTGCGCGGGGCATACGCCACGGTGGTCAACGACGTGGGCGCGAGCACGGCGAACTACTTCGCCGCGCAGCTCAAGAACGTCGGCGCTGCCGGCGCCGGGACGACGCTACTCGGTTCTATCGCTGGCGGCACAGCGGGTTGGACCAGCCTCGTGCCCAAGACGCTGCTGGCGGAGACCGACACTGCCGTAAACGTGGCCGAGGGAGACGTGATCGCCCTGAACTACAACGAAGAGGGCACGGGCACTTTCGTGCAACTTTCCGTGCAGCTCGACGTGACTTTCTAGGGGGTCAAACCGGGGAGGGAGGCCCCGGCTTCTTAATATCGGGGGGCTGTTGGCAGAGTCCTCTCTCTCATTCCTCCTTGCTCACCAACTTGCCCCCCGGCTCTAGGAGAGAGAGAACGATGAGAATCCTTTACTCTGCGAACAGTATCTGGAGTCATACCGGGTACGGCATCCAGGGCAAGTACCTGCTGCCTCGGCTCAAGGATCTGGGGCACGAAGTGGCCCAGTTCGCCTGGTACGGCCTGCAAGGGGCCAAGATAGACGCTGGGGGGCTGATTATGTACCCCTGCCTGCACGACCCCTGGGGGAGCGATATCATTGGGGGCCACGTTCACAACTTCCAGGCGGAGATGGTGATCAGCCTGCAGGATATCTGGGTGCTCCCGCCGGACTACCACACGCGCTTCAAGGCCCTGTGGGCGCCGTGGTTCCCAGTGGATCACAAACCGATCCCGCCGCGGGTCGCGGAGATGGCCAAGACCGCAGACTATCCGCTGGTATACTCCAAGTTCGGCCTGGAGGAGGCCCGCAAGGCGGGGATCGAGAACGTCCACTATATCCCGCACGGCGTGGATACCAAGGTGTTCTGCCCCGGCGACAAGGCTGAGGCGCGGCTGAAGCTGGGATTGCCCAAGGACGCCTATATCGTGGACATGGTCGCGGCCAATAAGGGGTTCCCCTCGCGCAAGGCGCTGTGCGAGAACATCCTAGGGTTCAAGCGTTTTCGGGACAAGCACCCGGACGCTTTCCTGTACCTGCACATGGAGATGACCGGGATGGACGATGGCGTGAACTTGCTGGCCTATACCGAGGCTATTGGCCTGCCAAAAGATGCTTTCAAGTATGTGCCGCAATATCACTACCTGATGGGCCTGTCCGAAACCTACCTGGCTGACGTATACCGCGCCTCGGACGTTCACTTAGCCGCGGCCTGCGCGGAGGGGTTCGGGCTGCCCATCCTGGAGGCGCAAGGCTGCGGGACGCCGGTGATCACCACGAACTGGACGAGCATGCCGGAGTTGACCTGGGCGGGGATCGCCATCGAGCCGTATCAACTGTACTACACCCCGTTGGGGAGTTGGATCGCGGCCATCTCGGTGGATGCCGTACAGGAGGCCCTGGGGGAAGTGTACGCCTGGGGGGACAAGGCCAAGATGAAGAAATGCGCGTTCGCCGTCAAAGTCGCGCAGGAGTACGACTGGGATCGGGTGGCGCGGGACTACTGGGGGCCGTTCCTGGCCGGCGTCGAGCAGGAAAGGGGCCTTAGCTCGCAGAAACGGCTGTACGAGACTATCGCCCGGCGCGACGCGGAGATGCCGCGCAGCGAGGCGGACACCTGGTACAACATGCAGCGGCGCAACCTGGCCATGATCATGACCGGTGGGCTGGACGTCAAACGCATGGTGGACCTGGGCTGCGCCGAGGGGCAGTTCCTGCAGGCGGTGGCTCCAGTGCTCAACTGGAGGATGGTGGGAGTGGATATCTCCGAGACGCGCATCGCCGAAGCCCGTAAGGCCCTGGGCGATAAGGTCCGATGGGTGGTCGGGGATGCATTGACTGTCGGCGATGACGCCACCTACGACCTGGTGGTGGCGATGGAGTTGATCGAGCACGTCCCCGACCCGCAGGCACTGCTGGCCAATATCTACCGCATCCTGGTTCCGGGCGGGCACGCGCTGATCGCTACGCCGAACGACCCCGACGGGAAGATGGTGGATGGACAGGAGCACCTGCGAGGCTACGGCTTCGACAGCCTGGCGAAAGTTGTGGACGAGGCCGGGTTCCTGCGCCGCGAGTGGCGCAGTACGCCGCCGGGGATCTTCGGCAAGGACGGGCTGCTGGCCCATCCAGAGACGCTCGACGAGTTCACGAAACGCCGGGAGTGGGATGTAGCCGAAGGATCCAACCTGTACGTGCTGGTGCAGAAACCAGAGGCCGCATGAACGATGTGGCGGTGATCACGGCCCGGAACGAGGAGGCGACGATCTTCCCGCTGGTCAAGGCCCTGCGCGGGCTGGGGTTCTTGGTGCTGGTCTGCGACGACGCCTCCACTGATCGCACGCGGCGGTTCGCTGAGGACGCCGGGGCGCATGTGCGCCACCATGACACGCGCAAAGGGATCGCCCGCAGCCTGGTGGAGCTATGGTGGGATGCCATCAACCTGCACGGGGCGCAGCGCCTGGTGCAACTCGATGCGGGAATGTCGCACAACCCCGGCGACGCCCTCAGCTTGCTGGCGATGCTCGACCTGGGCGCGGACGTGGCAATCGGATCTCGCTTCTGCCCCTTCGGGCATTACCTGGGCGGGTCGCTGTTGCGGCGCCTGGGCAGCCGGGTGATGGCGACTCTCTGCAACCTGGCGATGGGCACCGACTTCTCGGATTGGAGCAGCGGCTATCGGGCGTTCACCCGCAAGGCGTTGACCAAGTTGATCAAGGGTCACTACTTCGCCAAGGGCCACGCCTGGCAGATGGAGGTGCTCTCCAGGGCGATGGAGGCGGAACTGCGGATCGTTGAGTTCCCCATCGTCTACTATGCCGGGACGAGCAGCCTGCACCTGAGTGGGGTGCTAGAGGCGGTCAACGTGTGGTTGCAGATCTTCTTCAACCGCAAAGCCAGGGGGCAGGGATGATCTGGGACTGCTTCATGTTTCTGCACGAGTTCGACCTGTTGGAGATCCGCCTGCGCGAGTTAGAGGATGTGGTAGATCGTTTCGTGATCGTGGAGGCCACGGAGACGTTTTCGGGACTGCCGAAGCCGCTTTACTTCGCCGAGAACCGGGCGCGCTATGCCCGGTGGGACGAGCGGTTTGTACATGTGGTGGTGGATCGTTTCCCTCCCGGCTGCATCTTGTTCTGCCGGGATCGCTACCAACGGGACGCCTGCATGCACGGCCTGGGGGACGCCAACCCCGCAGACACAGTGTTGATCGGCGACCTGGACGAGATACCCCGCGCGGATCTTGTATCGGTCCTGGGAGACTTCAAAGGCATGGTCACCTTCATGATCCCACTCAGCTTCTACAAGTTCAACTGCCGGGCGCTCCACATGGACTGGCCGGGCACGCGGGCTGTTCGGCGGCGCGACCTGGTGCGCCCGCAGGCCACAAGGGAGACCCTGGGCGATATTCATCTGAGCGACGCCGGATGGCACTTCACCTACTTGGGCGACGCCAAGTTCATCCAGGAGAAGGTTCGGGCCTACTCGCACCAGGAGGTCAATAGCCCGGCTTATATCAACACTGAGCGCCTGCAGGAGTGCATTCGAGAGGGGCGTGACTGGGGCGAGGCCGGGTTAAAGTTCGCGTTCGTGCCGTTTGACGCGACCTTCCCCCGCTTCGTGGTCGAGAACCGCGAGCGATACGCTCAGTATATCGCGGAGGTGCCATGACGCGCCTGGCGGTGGCCGTATTGACCTACAACCGCCTCGCTATGCTTACTCAGACCCTGAGCAGCCTGGGCGCGGGGTTGTACCGCGCCGAACCACAGATCGAGTGGCATCTCACCGTGGTGGATAATGGCTCCCACGACGGCACCCAGGATTGGGTGGCCGAGATGCCGGCGGGTTACTGCAACCGGGACGGGAATGCCACCGTGGGGCACGGGATGAACCTGGCGATCAACCGCGCATTGCAGTGGAAGCCCGACGTCGTGCTCTTTACGGCAGACGATTACCGCTATGTGGCCAGTTGGGCAGACAAACTGGCTGCTTTCTGGGGCGATGCGCCGGCAGAGGTGGCTCTGGTCTGCTGCAACCTGGAGCCGGATTACGACTGGAACAAGCCATCCGGGGTCATCGAGGCCGGCGGGCAGCGGGCGCTGGCGCGGGCCAGTGTGCCGGGCAGCAACTGGAGCTTCCGGGCCGCCGACTGGCTGATTATTGGCCCTTTGGCTGAGACGACCGGCGGCGAGGACTTGGCGGTCTGCAAGCGGTTGCGCGAACAAGGCCGGGTGCTGTGCGCCTTGGACCTGACCGAGCATATCGGGGAACGGGCCAGCGTCTGGGGGAACGGATCCTGGCGCGTCGCCAGGCCATTGGATCGGGAGAGGTGGGGTATGTCAACTGTCCCGGCTAAATAGCGAGTGGGAGATCAAGGCGTGTCAACGACCTTTGGCTAAAGCCGGGAGCTTGTCCCTGGCACAGGAGCCGAGACGTTTGGCGGATTGACTGCCGCCCGGCGGGCGATATTACCCGCCGCGATGTGATCTGCAAGGCCAGCGAAACCGCAGGATACACAGAGGAAAGAACTTTGAGAGACGCGATTCCGTTTATCAATCGTTCCACACCGAGGACAGGTTCGACTGGTGTTCCTGGGATCAACCAGGAACACGGGCACGCCAGCGCGCCGCGCCTTGTAGAGGACGAAAGAGCGCAGTTGGTAGAACGACCAGCTATGCAGTGTGGCTCGCTGGCAGCGACGAACCGTAACTCTATCACGGATACCGCCCAGGTCTTCCAGGGCAATAGCGTGACGGGTGCCTTGCGCCTTGGCCACAATACTTTTGCTGATCGTGTGGTTCACGTCTTTGGCGAAACGGGCCTCTTTGCCGCTGAGCGAACGCAGGCGGCGCTTCGCGGACTTGGAGCCTTTGCGCTGGAGTTTCGTTCGCAAGCGGCGGTGGCGATAACGCACGTTGTTGACCTGGCTGGCAGAGTGAATCTCACCATCCGAGTCAACGGCAATGTTGGTGATGCCCAGGTCTACGCCAAGCACGCCATCCGTTTCCTGTTCCGGCGTTTCCTCAACGTTGCAGGTGGCCAGCAAGTACCATTTGCTCTGCACCAGGGTCAGGTCGGATTCGCCTTGTCGAGTCTGCAACAAGGCGCGCTGCTTCTCGCCGCAGACAAAGGGGATATGCTGGCGGCCAGCTACCGTCCAGATCGAGATGGCGGCTTTGCTGACATACCAGCGCAGGATGCGGTCGTCATAGGCGATGGCACTCAGGGACCTGAAGGCGCGTTGGGTCTTGCGGTCGAGCTTGTAAGCGTCGGCAACACGGGCGATGCAACGCACGACGATCTGTGCCGAAAGGTCGGGAAACTGCCGGCGAGTTTCGTAGTAAGCCAACTTGTGCAGAGCGTATTGCCCAAAGGTGCGATTATCCCAGGCACGTTGCGACAGATAATCGCAAGCGGCGTTGGCTCGTTCCATTGTGCGTTTGAGGGCCTTAGCCTGTTCTTCAGTGGGCAGCAGTTTCACTTGAGCGATCAGTTTCATGGCCAGAGTGTAGCACAGGCCCCAGGGTTTGTCAAGTGTAGAAAGGAGGGGAGGCGCTGCGGCTCGTAAGCGAGCTGACTCTCCCGTATGAATACGGGGGTCTCCGCGCCAAAGATCCTATGAGCATTCGTTCCGGGATGGCCAACCTGATCGCCCGCCTGCGGCGGATGATAGACGATTCCACTGCGGCGGTCTGGACCGACGACGAGCTGCAGGAGATGCTGGATGCCCATATGGAGGAGATCTTTGGGTCTCACCTGGCATCGGTCTCGAAGTACGTGGACGGGACGATCATGTATAAGACGTTCCTCTGCGCCTACGGCGATTTGGAGGAATGGTTCTCCGGGGAGGACTACTGGCGGATCTACGATTCCGCCGGCTCGACCATCGGCACCTCAACGTACAGCGTCAACTATATCACCGGCAGGATCGCCTTCACTGCCAATCAGGAAGGGTCGGCGCGGTATCTGGACGCCCGGCGGTACGACCTGAACGGGGCCGCGGGCCAGGCGTGGCGCGAGAGGATGGGCCTACAGTCCAGCAAATACTCCTTCGGGGCGGACGGGGCCTCATATAGCCGGTCTAACTGGTTCGACCACTGCGAGCGCATGGCCGCCAAGTATGAGCAGAAGTCGTGGGCGATCACCGTGAACTGGGAGCGCAACGATGGCAACGTTTGACGCCATCGAGCTGGCCGGGTTCCGCGACGAGGCCGAGATGTACCTGCCTGATTCTTGCCAGGTGCTGCGGCCTACCCGCTCCAAGGACGCCGTGGGCACTTGGGTGACGGTGGGTACGACAGTGGCCCACACTTATGATTGTCGGCTCAAGGCCGGCTCGCCGCGGGAGTTCACTGTGGGCGAGCAGTTGGCCGGGGAGGTATTGTGGACGCTGGCCCTGCCCTACGACGCTGATGTGTTGCACGACGACACGCTCCTGGTGAGCGGGCACGACTTGCGGATCGTTGGCGCGGCGAGCGGTGGGAGCTACGTCTCGGCGCTGCGCCTGGTCTGCCGGGAGATGCTGTAATGGCCAAAGATCTCAAGTTCACGTTGGTTTACAATAACCTGCCGGCGCTGGATCGCCAGGCCACGCGCCTTGCCGGGCAAGTGGTGGCCAAAGCGGCGATGGACATCGAGGCCCACATCAAGCAGAGCATGTCGGGGCCAAAACATGGCAGCATCTACATCTTGTGGGGCGGCGCGATGCACGTGGCATCTGCGCCCGGCGAGGCCCCGGCGATAGTTACCGGAGCGTTGTACAACGCCACCAGGGCCATCCCCAAGGGCGAGATGGAATGGTGGGTCGTCATGGACACCGAATACTCCATTCATCTGGAACTGGGCACGCGGCGGATGGCCGCCAGGCCCTCGCTGGGGCCGGCGGTAGAGTACGTCAAGCCCTCGTTCATGCAGGCAATGGGCATGATTTGCTCCGGGGCGGGGGGGATGCACTAATGGAAGAGGTCATCACCGGGATTGTGGCCGCGCTGAAGGCGGGCACGGCGCTGATGGCCCGCATCTCCGATGTCTATATGGGGGTTGGGCCGGGGACGGCGCCCTATCCTTTCGTGACCGTCAGTTTCTACACCGGGGTGGATCGGCCGCTGATCTCCGGGGGCTGGCACGATCAGACCTACACGGTCAAGTGCGTGGACAAAAACTCCTCGGTCCTGCCGGCGCTGCAGGTGCAGGGGTTGATTGATCTGACCTTGACCAAGGCTGCGGCGGCGATCTCCGGCCACACCACGCTCTGGCTGCAGCGGGTAACGCCCATCGAGTACCAGGAGGTGGATGGCGAGGACATTTACTGGCATTGCGGCGGCAACTATCGCATCACATTGATCTGAGTGGAGGGAACACGAAATGCCTACTGGCGAGAGTTCACTGAGTTACATCGGTTTTGGGACAGACGGGACCGCCTGGACCAGCCTGGCTGCGTATGTGGCTACCCTGCGCGTGGGAGGCGGGCAACGGAAAGTCGGAGAATTTATCTCCGTGGCAGCCGATTCGCCGACCATCGCTAAGGGGCGCATGGAATCGTACGAGATGACCTTCCGGTTGCTGTTCACCGACGGGACGACTGAGCCGTATAGCGTCCTGCGCGGCTACCACCTGGGTGGCTCGCTGATCTACATGCGTTGGAGCTACAACGCGGCCACGGCGAACTACTGGAAGGCGCAGGGCTACCTGCGGGACGTGCCACTGCCCGACATCTCGTCGGAATCGGCGGACCCGATCACCGCCGAGGTGATCTTCCGCGCACCGACTCTGATCCCGGTGGGTGTGGTCTGACCCCGAGTAACAAGGAGAGAGAGAATGCCTCAGATTCTGATCGAGAGGGTGGATTCGGTATCGGTGCAGGGGGAGGGCAGCTACGTGGTGCTCAAGAAGATGACCCACGGCGAGGTGAAAGCCTTCAATCGGGCGATGAGCGAGGCGGCGGCGGCTGAGGACGAGGAGCCGCTGCGGATCGTCATTCGCACCCAGGTCGTGGAGTGGAATTGGAGCGATGCCGAGGGCGTTGCCTTCCCCCTGCCCAAGGACGAACCGGAGATCCTGGAGCGGTTGACCGAGGTGGAGCTGCTGTTCCTGACCCAGTCCATCATGGGGGTTAGCTCGGCCAAGTCAAAAAACTGAAGTTGTGGCTGACGGAGTACCTGTATTTCGGGACACGCCCGCCACCGCCGGACTACGTGGACTTGGTGCTCTGCCGCGACGTGTACCACTGCCGGCCCAGCGAGCTTGATGACGAGGACGCGACGGTTCTGGCGCGGCACATGCTGCTGTTGGAGATCGAGAACAAGTGGTTGGAGAAACAACGAGAAGCTCCCGCGAAAGGGCAGGGTGACCTGTGAGCCAAGAGATCGCCCGGCTACATGCGACAGTCGGAGCGGATACCAACGAGCTACACTCGAAACTGAACGAGGCCAGCAGGGGCATTGACACCTTCCGGCGCGAGACTGAGTCTGCCGGGTCGGGCATCCAGTCGTTCTTCGACCGCGTGGCCTCGACGGCGGGCGGCGTGATCGCCGCCAACCTGTTCAACCAACTGACCAACCAGGTCACGAATTTTGTCAAGAGCGCCATCGCGGCGACCGCTGAGCTGCAATATACGGAGATCGGGATCACCGGCCTCCTGGCGCGGGAGATCTCCAAGGGCGAGTTGGTCACCGAGACCTACCAGGTGATGACGCAGGCTGCAGGGGGGCAGGCAGGGGCCAACAAGAAGCTCATGGCCTCGCAGGAAAGCCTCACTGGCAAGGTCGCTGACTACACCTATCATCTGGCCCTCGCCCAGCAGAAAGAGGTCGAACTAGGCGGCAAGAAAAAGGTCTCCGTGAGCCAGACGATGGCGGTGCAGCACGCCGTCGAGACCTATACCCAGAAACTTCAGGGCGCGCAGAAAGAGTTAGGTGGAGTTACTGAGAAACTGACTGATCATGCGGCGGCGACGTATGCTGTATCCACGGCCACGCGCGAGATGTACATCAACCAGACGACTATCTCCGAAGCCTACCCCATTGCGCAGGCACGAGCCAAAGAGCTGATGAACGAGCTGGCGCGGCTGGCCATCGTCTCCCCCTACCAGGTGGAGATGGTCAACTCCACCTTCAAGCTCGCCATGACCTTCGGCTATTCGTCCAAGGAAGCGATGACGTTCACCAAGGCCATCCTGAACGTGGCCGCCGGGACGGGCGCGACCAACGAGATGCTGCATCGTATGGCCTACAACTTCGCCCAGATCCGCTTGGTGGGCAAAGTCACGGCGATGGATATGCGTCAGTTGGCAATGGCCGGGTTCGATCTCAATGGCGTGCTGCAGTTCACCGGAGAGAAGTTCGGCATCGTGATCAACGACTACGCCGACTTCAACAAGGCTATCGCCTCCGGGAAGATCACCTGGCAGCAGTTCACCGAGGCATTTGCCGAGTACGCCGATGTCAACTTCGGCGGGGCCTCCGAGCGCATGGCTACTACGCTGACGGGCCTGCAGAGTACCTTCAATGACATCTTCATGCTGACGATGCCCCAAGTGATCAGGCCGGCGCTGGAGGTGGTGAACCAACGCCTGACGGATATGCTCAACATCTTCCTGGACGTGCGCGATAGTGGCGTGCTGGAGGATGTGGGCGCTCAACTCGGCAAGACGGTGACCCGTTGGATGGCTCCCATAGATACGGTCTTGAAGAGCGTGACGCGCTTCCGTGACATTCAGTCGCAACTCAAGATCCCGAACCTGCTCCCCGACCTGCAGCACCAGTTGGGCGGGGAGATGGCGGCGCTCTCCGGCGGCGGGGGGATGGTGGGCGTGCTCGCCAAGGCGATCTTTGGCGACGAAACAGGCGGCAAGATCGTCACCGGGATAAAGTGGGTCAAGACGCACCTGCAGGATATCAAGGCGGTGGTCATCGGTTTTGGGACGGTGTTCGCCGGCCTCAAGATCGCGGGCATCGTGGGGTCGCTGATCACCACCTTCGGGGCCTTGGCCAGCCCCATCGCCCTGCTGATCACCCTCTCTGGCCTACTGGTGGCGGCCTATATCCGCGATTGGGGCGGGATCCGCACGGCGGTGAACGGGTTCTGGGAAAAGACCGGCAAGCCGGTTTTCACGCAGATCGTGGACTGGGCCAAGATCAAGATCCCGGAGGCGATGAAGGGCATTCGAGAGAAGTGGGACGAGCTGGTCACTTGGGCCAGCGACTTCTGGGGGCGGATCAAGTCTGCTTACCAGGCAGAGGGCGCCCAAGGGGTGATTGACGTCGTTTGGGTCGAGGCGCAGAAGATCGGCGGGGAGATCATCCGCGGCATTCGCAGCAAGATAGATGAGATGTGGCCCATCGTCAGCGCCAAGTTCTCCGAGTGGGGGACGCAGATCCCCGCGATGATTCAGTCCTGGTGGAAAGGCACAGAGATCCCCGGCGAGTTCGGGATGATCGTGACCCCCGGCATGGAAGAGAAGATGGGCGAGATGGGCAACCAGCTCGGCGAGTGGATCCTGGGCGGACTGACTACCGCGCTGACCGCCATTTCGCCCGACCTTGGGAAGGGTTTCTCTGACATCGTGGACTGGCTACAGACGAATATCCCCAATGCCGTGGCTGAAACGTCAAAGTGGTTCAAGGAGACGCTGATCCCGGCCTTTGATGATACCGTACGTAAGATCAATACAGAATTGATACCCGCTCTCACAGACCTGGGCGTGAAGGGGTTTGCAACTCTTTCATTGGAAATGGTTGATGCTGGCAAAGCAACGAATAACCTGAAGGGGGCCATTGATGATTTGAAAGCCGCCTTCGGAGCATCTGACAAGGAAGGGGCGCGGAGTGGCGTTGTCGGATTCATAGAAGCAATTGGCCCAGAGTTCGCGGCTTCGATAGCTGCGGCATATGACCCGATTATACTTTATACCAAGTACGTGAACCTGCTGGCCCAAGCGATCAGGGAGGTCATTGCGTTAAAGGCTGAGTGGGATTCGTTCTTTTCGGGCAAGAAATACCCGGAAGGATGGAAGCCTCCGGGGATGACGCCTGAGCCACAACCAGGGCATCCGCCTCCGGCTGGCGGCATTGCTGGCGCTGCTCATGGAGCCGACTTCATCGCCAGGATCCCGCAGTTGATCCGCGTGGGCGAGGGACGATACCCAGAACGGGTCACGGTTACCCCGCTGATGGGGGCGGGCGGGGGCGGGCAACCGATCATCATCAACTTCAATGCGCCGGTCTCCCGGCCGGAGGAAGCGCGCCGGCAGGCCAAGATCGGGGTGATGGAGGGCCTGCGGGCCAGGGGGTTGGCCTAATGTCGTACATCCTGAAGTCGTTTGCCGGCCATTCACTGCCCCTGCTCGACGCCGAACAGGACATCGGAACCGGGCAGGCTCCGATATACCTCTTCCCTCTGCCGGGCGGCGGGGGTTACGATCCCTTGGGCAGCGATCAGGCCATGCGCCCGCCTTTCACCCTGGTGGCCAAGGGGGTGTATGTGGCGGCGAGCACCTCGGCGCTGGTGACCGAGTATCAGACCTGGCGCTCGTACATCGGGACGGTCGGGGCGCTCATCCGGGAAAGCGACGTTGCGGTGGAGCGCACAGTAATCGCCAGAGTACAGGACGTGCGATCCT